AGAATGAAATGTATTTAACTACTACTATCAAGATGTGAACATTCGTGTTACTAAAGTGGTTTGGAAGTCTATGCGTAAGATCGGTAAACTAACTTACATAGATGAGTTAGGGATGAAGCAGGAAACTGTGGTAAACGAAAATTATAAAGTAGAGCCAGGATCTGGAGAAGAGATTGAGTACATGTGGGTAAACGAGTACTGGGAAGGAACTAAGCTTGGAGAAGATATTTATATACATATCCGTCCAAGGCCAAACCAGTTTAGACACATGGACAACTTATCTCAGTGTAGTTCTGGATATGTAGGTACAGTGTATAATTCAAATAACTCCCAATCTGTTTCTTTAATGGACAGATTAGTACCGTGGATTTACTTGTATATAACAATGTGGTACAGACTTGAACTTGCTATTGCAGCAAACCAAGGTAAGATTGCACTTATAGATTTATCTCTAGTCCCTGATGGATGGGAAGTAGAGAAGTGGATGTACTATGCACAATCAATGAAGTTTGGTTTTGTAGATTCTTTTAACGAAGGTAAAAAAGGACAGTCCACTGGTAAGTTAGCTGGTAACATATCTACACAAAATAAAGTGTTGGATATGGAAACAGGTAACCATATACAACAGCACGTACAGCTGTTAGATTTTGTAGAACAGAAAATACATAAACTTGCAGGAGTTACTCCTCAAAGGATGGGAGCTATTTCTACATCTGAACTTGTAGGTAACACTCAAAGAGCTGTTGTGCAATCCTCTCATATTACTGAGAAACTATTTGAAGTGCACAACGAAACTAAAATTAGAGTTTTAGAAACCCTATTAAATGTATCTAAAGATCTTTATAAAGGAAAAACAAAACGATTCCAGTATATGACTGATGAATTGTCAAACGTTGTATTTTCTTTCCAAGGAGACAAGATTGCTAATTCTGAATACGGACTATTCGTATCGAACTCTGCAAAAGATACTATGGCTTTAGAAGCATTAAAACAATTAACTCATGCAGCTTTACAGAACGATCAAATGTCTTTATCAGATGTTATCAGCGTATACAACTCAAACTCTCTTGCGGATACAAGAGTTAAACTTAAGCAGTCAGAAGAAGAAACTAGACAGCGACAATCCGAAATGCAAGAACAGCAACTGCAGATGCAAAAAGAAGAAGCAGAGGCTCAAAGACAATTCGAGATAGAAAAAGAAAATAGAGAAGACGCTAGAAACGCTGAAGATAACGACACCAAGTTACAGATTGCACAGATGAATATGCAAACTAAAAACATGGACAGAGATCTAAATAATAATCAAATTAGAGATGATATTGATTTAGCAAAGCTTCAACTTGAAAGAGAAAAACTACAAGTAAATAAATCTCTTAAAGAACGAGAATTAAACATAAAGAGTAAAGATGCCAAAGCCTAGCGACTTCGTAAACATATTTTTAAAAGATAAGCTTATAGATGGCTTAGAGTTTATATCTACACCTAGGGTAAATGGAAATACTCTTGATGAGAATATAAAACTCAACAGACAAAAATTATTAGATAAATCAATAAAAAAGCAACAAGAGCTATTAGAGCAAGAAAAGTATAATCTTTAAAATTATATTTTAGCTATAAATAGCAAATATTTTTACGCGCACTATAGTGACAAGGTGTTGTGTAAAACAATTAAATTTTTAAATTTGTCACATAATTAACTAACCTATGGCAATAGAAGACAATATTTTAGATGGATTGGACTTGAGCGTTTTGAGTAAAATGGCAAGTCCAAAAGAAGAAGAGAAGTCTGCAGAAGCTGCAGCTGGAGAGACTAAAAGTGAAGAGCTTAGTATTTTTAACCCACAGTTAAAAATACAAGAGGTCGAGGAACTGCCAGAAATAGAAGTAAAAAAAGAAGAACCTAGTACCGATGAATCCCAGGAGCCAATTGCAGAAGATAATACGCAGGAGGATATTTCTGAAGAAGTTGAAGCAGGCGCAACAGAAGAGGTTGCAGCCGAAGCCGAAACTGAAGAAGAGGAAAGTGGGGAATCTGCTCTTAAAGTATTTGCAGAAATTCAACGTGATACAGGGTTAATAGATTTTAACGATGATGAGTTTGAGGACTCTGAAGAATGGTTACTATCTAGAGTGCAAGACACTATTAACTCTAAAGTAGAAGAGTATAAAGAATCAATGCCGGAAGAAATTAAATATCTTTTGGAGAATCACGAAGCAGGAGTAAATATGTATGACCTCCTTAAATCTGAATCTCAGCAGCAAACATACGATTCTATTGATAAAGAGAAATTAGGAAACAGTGAGTCTACACAAAAGAAACTTGTAAAAGACTTACTAGCTCTTAACGGTTTTTCTCAAGCTCAGATCGAGAAGAAAGTTGCACGATACGAAGATGCTGGTGTATTGTTAGAGGAAGCAGAAGAAGCTTTAGCTACATTACAAGAAGTACAGAAACAACATAAGCAACAACTAATTGAGCAGCAGAAACAAGAAAAACAACAAAAGGTGGAAGCTCATAAAACTTGGTTATCAGATCTAAAAGGTCATATAGGCAAGAAAGAAGAGATCCTTCCTGGATTTAAATTAAATCCGAAAGACAAAGATTTGTTATACAGTGGTATAACAAAACTAGACAGACAAGGGAAAAATGAAATTATGAGAATAAGAGAAAAAGATCCTGAGTTTGATTTAAAAATTGCATATTTAGCGACGGTCCTAAAGTGGGATTTTTCAGCGTTTGAGCGTCAGTCAACTACAAAGTCAACTCGTAAATTGGCAGATGCTATTAAGAGTACGAAAAAAACTGGTTCCAGACCAAGTAGAGGTACCTCAAAAACTGTTAATTTTGACACTATGAGAAAATCTCTGCGATAGAGGAGCTATTTATTTATAAACAACAAGTAATAATTAAATTAATTTAAAATGGCAAACACAATTAGTTCATTACAATTGTACGCTCCTAAGAGCTGGTCTGGTCTTACAACTGAGAACCACCTAGGTAGCGTATTCGCAGCCGAGCCTACTTTGGTTTCAAACATCATTAGTAGAGTATTCGGTATGAATCAATACGCAGGTATGGATTACTTCCTATCTGTAGGAGGTGGAGAGCAAGAGCTTGACACAGACAACGACTTCGAGTGGTACTTGAAAGGTGACGATGAGAAAGCTATTACCATTACTGGTTATTCAGCTAACTCAACTGCAAAACCTGGACAGTACGGAAGTATTGTAGAAATTACTATGGCAGAGAAATACTTTGCGGCTTCTGATAAGTTAGTATTGGATGATGGTGAAACTTCAGTTCGTGTAATGCAAGAGCCTTACTCAACAGGTACTGGATATATTTATCCTTGTTCCCTTATGAGTTCTGATCCTTCAGCATTTATTGCACCGTCTTTATTGTCTGCTGGATCTAAGGCGAGTAAAGAATACTCTCCACAAGAAAGAACCTTGAACAGAACTTATGGTGAAACTCACTACAGCTCTCCATTCAAAATGCGTAATGCAATGTCTTTCTTATCCAAGACTTACACTATTCCTGGAAACATGCACCAACGTCCACTAGTTATCGAGATGATGGATCCTAAATCAAACTCGTCTACTAAGATCTGGACTCAGTATGCAGAATACGAATTTATGTGTCAGTGGATGAAGGAAAAAGAGCGTATGCTTTGGTTCTCTAAAGCTAACAAACAAACAAACGGAACTTACTCTATGATGGGTGACTCTGGATCAGCTATCGTTGAAGGTGCTGGTTTACGTGAGCAAATCTCTCCATCTTACAAGTTCTACTACACTGACTTTACAATTGACTACCTAGAAGATGTATTATTGAACTTGTCAATTAACCTTCTTCCAGAAGATCAGCGTCACTTTGTAGCGTTTACTGGAGAGCGTGGTATGGTTCAGTTCCACAGAGCTCTTGAGAATCACTCTGCAAGATTCCAGCCGCTTGACTCTAAAAGAATTGGTGGATCAGGACAAAACCTATCATTCCAAGGGCAGTACAGAGAGTACATGGGACCTCAAGGAATTAAGTTTACTCTAGTTCACCTACCATTGTATGATGATGAGATTCGTAACCGTGTGCCGCATCCAAAAGGTGGATACACTGAGTCTTACCGTTATACTATCCTTAACATGGGTACTTCAGGTGGTGAGCAAAACATTCGTCGAGTATACCCTAAAGGACGTAAAGAATTAATGTGGCACGTTGCCGGTTCAACTTCACCGTTAGGCCCGAACACGTCGTTCTCAGCAGGTTCTTCTTCTCCTGTAGATGGGTACCAATTATTCGCTCAAGCTCAACAAGGTGTTCTTATTCAGAACCCAATGTCTTGTGCTGAATTAATTTACTCTTCAGCGGTATAAGAAACAATTAAATTAATATAAACACGAAAGAAGATGTCAAAGAAAGAAGCAAATAAAAAGACTACTGTTGAGGTAGTAGAAACTGCTCCTGTGAAGATAGAAAGTGTT